CTAACAAAGTTATATCCTTTCCTTGCAAATTGTTCTACCAAGTCCTGACCATGTGCAACTCCAGCACAAAACACAATCGTCTTTCTTGGTTTGCCGTAAACTTCATAGGTTTTCTTTTCCCATTCAGTCACAATATCACCAGTAATCTGCATACCACGCTTGGTGACTTCATCTGGACTCCATTCGCCAGCCATCTTTTTTACGCCTGTCATGTCTATTTCTTTAGCAATAAATACACGCAAAGGAGTTAGCCAGTTGTTATCTACTAAAAACTCAGTTGTTGAAGCACACACAACATTGGAATAAATATTGCCTAATCCTTTGGTAAATGGTGTTGCAGTCAATCCAATCACCTTGATTTTGGGATTGCTTTGGATGATGTCAGATATCTTTTGACGAGTGATATGGCATTCATCCACCACCATTAAATCGATGTCAGGAAGATTATTGCGTCTTTCAATGGTCTGTGAGGAACAGATTTGTATCTTTTTGGTCTTATCTTTTTTCCAATGGTCTGCTTGAAGCACACCATGATCAATTTGATATTTTGTTAAACGAAGACTGGTTTGGTCTATCAATACTATACGATCTAAAACCATTGCAGCCTTTTTCCAGTTGTCTGCCGTAGCCTTCATTAAATAAATGGCTACTTCAGTCTTTCCAAAGCCAGTAGGTGCATATAAAAGCTGACAACGATGACCTTCTTTAAATCCTTGACGAAGCTTTTCAATCACGCTACTTTGATGTTCACGAAGTTGAAGTTCCATATTACTTCTTCTTCTGTAATGATTTGACCTTACGGATCAATTCTGCATTCCTATGTTGGTACATATCTCTGCTATCACGCAAAGATTTGTTTTCTAATTCAAGCATCTTAATTTTCTCTCGAAGTTCCAATATGGTTTCATGGGCATCCTGTTGTTCTATGTCTGTCGCATCCCATCTTTTGGTAGCGATAATATCTTTTAATTTAGTGACTTCTTCATCTAAGCTGACGATGGTATCTGTAAGTTCTACAATTTTTTCTTCAACTGGTTCTAGTTTAGGTACTAGTTTAGGTTCTTCTTTTTGACGATGTTTCATCAAACGTTCTTGACCATCCTTGACGTAAACAATTTCTTTTGGTTTATCACCAATCAATGATCTATATCTACCTATTGTTGCACTATGAACGCCAATGTGTTTAGCAATTTGCACATTTGAGTATTTAGAGTATTCAGGATCTTTAAGAATTTCTAAAGCAATCTCTTTCTTCTCGTCATTGGTGTGTGGCATACCATGTGAATTTGATCCCCAGCTATGCCATTTAGCTTGTCTGACTGTGCCTTCAATAACTTCACAATCAATCGCTACATTACCTAATTCTTTATTAGCAAAATACCGATGAAAGCCAGCTGATAACCAATAATCTGAGCCATCAAAGAAGACTGTAATGGGAGGAAAGACAACTCCATCTCTCATTAAATCTGCATATTCTAAAACTTTGTGTTGGTTTAATTCTTTTCGTGATTGAGTCCCACCATCAATACGAATGGCGAGTATATTTACTTTCTTCATTTATTCTCCTAGCAGTTGGAAATTTCAGTATATCAAACTTCATCTTGTGCATCTACAATTTTCTTTATCTTGTCTTGCATCTTCTCCCATTGAGACAATATAAACTTGTATTCAGATACCAAGATATCAGGCACATCGACAACCCAGACAGAACATATATTACTGTTCTCATAATATTTAATCTCTTCTTCATCGTCATCAATTGTTAATACTGGATACCATTCCTCTTCATCAATTAATACTTTCATTTTCCCTTCGCTTTCTTTATAAGGTCTTTAACCTCACCCATTGATTTTTTAATATGGGCATCGTAGGCTCGTTCCATCATTTCAATCTTTTCTTTATATGGTTTCAACGCTTCTATTTCTTCTTTCAACAAACTAATCTCTTCTCGTAATACACCAATCATGTGTCCTGCTTCAGTCAATTCTGCTTCTTGTTGGCGTAGCATAATCGCTGATTCTCTGTAAAGAATAATAGCTCGACCAGCTTGCTCAGTTTCTTTACCCAATAATTTAATACTTACACTTTCTAACTTATCTACAAGTTCATTTGCTGTCATTTCTTTCCTTTCATTTTTCCATATAAAGCATCTTGTATTTCATTCATTACACTTTCTGATACATACTTCTCTTCTTGATTAATTAGATTTAAGATATGTTTCGCCTCAACCAGCCTCGACTGAAGACTGAAACTCTTATTGATCGGTGTGATCTCAACCAACCGTTCCAACTCTTTAATTCTCTGTTCTACGATTTCTTTCATATATATCATTGAGGGAGCGAAACGAAATTGAAAGTGAGGTTTCCCCCAACCCCACAGCATGGGATTGAAGGACAACTCAACTCGATATCCTTTCGGTCGCTTACTTCATATCAAGTTAATGAACCATTGGTAGTCTAGTTCACACATCGGTGCTTTCTACTCTGTACTACGAGTTCGTTTAAGTGTCACCGAATGATCTCTATTGTTCTCAATCGTTCTCAGACAGAGTAAAGACCACGCTTCCACACCTTGAGCCTAAACAATCTTCTTTGCTCACTATCACGCTAATTTAGGAAGAACGTAAACGTATGTCTTTTTGCCGTTCTACTCAACTTCAAGGGCAACTTTCACACATACTCAGACCGATAGACCTAAATCATCGTGCTAGGAGTAGGATATACAAAATGGCATAAATCTATACACGTTAAATTAACGTATATAAAAAATACACAAATTGTTCATTGGAAATTGTTTCAGTTCCAATGTCCTACTCCTAGCAGTTGAGACTATAGATTAAACCATTTCAAAATATTTTGCAAGCACAAAAAGAAAGAACCCCAGATGATTAGTCTAGGGTTCTGGGGAGGATCAGGAAGGATCCAAGTCTGCATTGCACAAACATCTGCTAGGATCTAGGGCATCGGACTTGTACATGGGGTGTACCCACTAAGTATAGTCGAAATTTTAAGAAAGTGTCAACATATCGTGTTCAAATAACCAACCAATGGTATTTCTGTGGGCTTCTTCCCACATTTCTACTCGTTCTTCCCTGGTCAGTTTATTGCCTTGATCTAGTTCACTATGGCATCGGTAACATAAAGCCGCTACCCTGAAATCATGAGCCTTGATTCCTCGACCTTTACCATCTCGAAGCTGATTGGAATGAGCAGCGACCACCGTTCCATCCTGTAGGCCACAATTTTGGCAAGGCAATTGACGAACCAGTTCAAGAAGTTGTTTGTTTCGATACATTTTTAAGTATTTCTTTTAATAAACGGATTACTTCATCTTCAAACTCAGTCATTTCATTCTCCTTTTTAAAATAACACCAAGAACAATACCAACTAAAAACATTCCTAACCATAAAAATTCAATACTCATTTCTCACTCGCTTTCTTTTGTTCTGCTAAGTAATCAGCTTTCCATTTACGATAAGCTTCTTGGCATTTTTCACAATCACATTCAAATGTAACCATATCAGGGTCAACAAGCATACCCTCACCTTTTATTGGTGTTAAACCAAATGGATTTTCTAAACTCATAGGCTCTCTTGAATTCATTTCTCACTCGCTTTCTTTAGTATTGCATCAACAATCCAATAACATTGTTCTGTTGTTAAAGTTACTGTTGTGTTTAATGCAGATATTCCAAAAATATTATCTATTTCCTCTTTTGTTAGTTCACGCATTGGGTGTTCATAGAGTGGGATACTCTGCCCTTCTTCTAATTCAGCCCAAGCTATTGGTGGATGGTCATACAATGCAGTATAGTTAGGGTGTTTTAACGCAACAGAACTACACGTTGTAGTAAACTCAGGTTTATCAAACCCATCAATTTTTACCATCATAGCAACAGGTTTTTCATCAAAAAAAGGTTTGGTATAAAGAAACTCTCCTTTCTCTCTCGTTTGCCAATCACTCCCTGAGCCTGAATCGATGTATCTATATCCATATCCATCAAAATCGTAACGCATTGCAACTGGTTCATTCATTTCAACACCTCCATACATTTTTGAACAAATAATTCAATATTTTCTTGTTGTCTGGATTCAAATAAATGGTAGTTAAAACCACCAAAAGTCGTACCGATACCGTATTGATTTGGTACACCCGCTAAAGCCCATTTAGGCTTCTCAAAGTGTGTAATCGGTATCAAATGCACGGGTACACCATACATCCTCCAAGTATCCGTTAATGTCTGCGCTACATCTCCATACGGTGTGGCTTGAAATGATGGTTTTCCAAGACGGTGATACATCTTCTTATTCAGAACCAAGAATGAGGGTGCTGCAAACGTCTTTTTAGCCACCTCTACGCCTAAATGATTTGTAGATTGAATGTTGCCTACTAATTCACCGTTCGTGGCTTTAATCACCCAATTTTTCATGACTTGTGGATGCGTAATAATGCAATCAATATCCATGTAAAGAATCGCATCAGAATCTGTCCTATTTTCAATCCAAGACATCCATTCTGCATGTCCTATACCATTGATACGGTGTTGTTGAACGCTAATCCCCATTTTATTCATTACTTCGTTTTGATACCACACAATACGATCGTCAATGTTGTCCCAATATAGACTAAATACTTGAATGTTCATAAAATATCCTTATAGACTGGAATGATGGTTTTTCCTGTGACTCTGCATTTTCTTTTTTTTCCTTCTTTGAGTAATCCGAGCTGTAAGAGTTCATTGACTCGACCACAAACACTTGATAACTCAATGAGTGTGATGGCTACTAATTCACGTCTGGAATAGTCTTTACCGACTTGCATAGAACGATAAATACTGTTGGCTTGTGTATTGACTTTACCTTCAGAACGGTGTTCATGATAGGCTTGTATAGATGTATCTGTTACGGGCATATATCCTCCAAAGTTAGGTTATTGCTGCATGTAGCTAAAGGTGTGCAGCGCACCTTCCTAACTCAACCCAACTGGGTTTCAGTAGCTACTCTGGTGAGTTCATCAATTAAAACTGTTACTCCTCCGCCTTTTCTTGGTCTACCACGATAAACGTGTAGTGCTTCCACTTGCACATCATCATCAAAGATTCCAGCATCCTGACAAGCATCCAAAACGGGCTTCGCACAATTATCAATATCCATTAACTTCTTTGATCTTGGATAAATGTAAATAAATACTTCTACTTTAGCATCTCCCAATTTAGGCGTATTGTATTCTTGCACATAGTCTGCAACTGCTTGCTTAAACAGCATACCTCGTTTACTGATATAACGTCTGTGTCCTGACGCTAACCAATAAACATTGATACTAGGCGGATAAGGTAGTTTTAATACAATCATTAGAATGGCACGTCATCATCCATTTTATTTAACTCTCTTGGATATGGCTCATTATTCTTAGCCACATAAGAGTCCTCACTCAAGCTGATCAAGTTACCACCTTGTGTAATCTTAAGCCAACCTGCTATTTTAAGTTCTGATCCTGCCTTATAGTCTTTAGCAAGGGTAATCATGCCTTTATAGTCTGGTGACTTTTCTTGTGTCTTTTTGTTTTGGAATAATACGCCTTTACCGAGCATAGGTTTATGACTGTTCATGTTGAATTTCCTTATTGATTTTGTTCATACCTGCGAGAATATTTGCTGTTGAAAGAGAATCTAAGCTGCCTAAAAACTCTGTATTGACTTCTCTAAATGATTCATACTTTTGGTATTTCTCATCTTCTGTCAATTTCTCGTTTACCTTGATTTTCCTAAACATGTCGAGAAATCCTGCAACCCAATCTTCTTTACTTAAATACTTAGCATAAGGTTCTGACTGATTCGGAATATACAAAGGTATTGTCTTGAGTAATGGTGTTTCTTCCAAGACTACGGGTTCATTTCCTTGCAAGACAACAGTAGGCGCTTTCTTCGGTGTTATATCTCTTTCAATCGGTTTATCATCAAAGTCTTGCACTTCCTCTGGTGAATAGAATCCTGTCACACTGCCAGGAAAAACAGATCGTATTCCCTCACTAATGCAACGACTTCTGAGCATAGCTCTTGGAAACTTTTGCCAACCACTGCCAGGCTTGACTAAACCAATTTTATTGGCTTGTTCAATCGTCCAAGTCACAGACAAAGAACCACCGTTAGGGTGCGTAAAGAGTCCTGTCACAACCTCATCTGTGTAGATAGTCCAGTCTACTTTTCCTCCAGCATTTTGAAACCTTGCAAGCATAGCATCTGCTTTCAATGCTGGTCTACCTTGAATGATGTGGAAATCTCTAGCAGCTGTTGCGGGGTGCAATCCTTCTGCCTGTGCAACCGCCATTAAAGCAAGAACAGAGTTAGTGTCTTTCATACCAAACAAACCAGACTTGGCTATGGCTTCCGCCATACTCTGCATATCATTAAAACTGACAATATTACTCATAAGAACCTCTCAATTAAAGTTAGGATAGTGTCTATGACTGAGCTGGCAGTCATCACCCATATTGCTATATCAATATTATTCATTTCAATACCTCTGCACTTTTAAGTTTGCTTGTTTCGCCATCAAATGTAATTTTTAAAAGTGAAGTATGGAATTGATAAGTAGATTCGTGCCATGCAAAACCATTTAACGTCGAGTGAAATTCTTTTGATAAATAAGCTACAACATCAGGCTTTGGCTCAGGTTTAATGCGATATTCAACACTTTCGCTTTCTTGCCAAACATTGAAAAACTCCATCCAATCACTCCATTCACCTGACTTGGCATAAATATTTCTATATTGAATCTTTGCACCATCTGCCCAAGCGTGTATTAATTCTGCGTGTTTGTGTTTCATTTGATTAAGAACCTCCTAGAACCTGGTTGTTCGATGACAAACTTGTCATAGATGTCTGGCATAGCTTGCTTGAATAAATCGCTAGAAAAGCGCATAGAGGCTTTCGAGGATCTCCATGTCACTAAGGTATTACCATCAAAGGTGCGCAGCTCCTGATTCTCTCCTATTGCGTTCCTAATAGCTAATTCCCATTGTTCCCCAATAGATTCATATTCCTTAATCTTTTGTTTAAGTGCTTTAAGATCATGGACCATGTTTTCAATGTCTTGGGTTGCAAAGGTGACACCATCTGTCGATTGAGGATAGAGTAATTTCGTATCTTCAATGTTTCTCGGCTCTGGAGCTGTTCCTGTTTGCACATGCGCCCAGAATACCGCCATATTTTTGATTAACTCGGATTTTTCTGCTTCCGATATATCAAACTCAAAGGTATGAAACTCTTGCCCACCAAAGAGAACAGCAAGGTAAACTTTAGATACATTGTGAACAGCTGCCTCATGGACTAATTGTGCATAGTCTACAGATGGAATCCTATTGGTATCAGGATCAAACTGAGAACGAACAGCAGCATTATAGTTTTTGGCTTCAACAAGTGCGCTACCATCAGCAGTAATAAAATCAAAATGAGACCTAAACCAGTTCTCTTTAGAATGCGTGAGCATGTAGTCGGCATCTTTTAACTCCATCTTTAATCTGTCTTGTGTTAGTCTACCAATAACGGGTTGCATC